ATTATATCCAAACCTTGTATTAAACATGTGTAAATCTTTACTGCTTTGATAATATAAATGTCTAGCATCTAGTTTGAACGAATTTGATAAATCTTTTTTCTGATTTACTGCAATCAGAGTATCTTGAAGTGCTACATCTTCTGGGTAAGCGTAATGTACATCAGTTCCAATAACAATAGGAACGCCGTGTTTATTAGCCATTTCGATTAAAAATGCATTAAAGTAATATTGGTCTTTAAGTTCATTTAAATGAATTTCAGCTGCAAAATTTTCTCCAAAAGCGTCTCGCAGTCGCACAAAATATTTTTCAGCTTCTTGTGGGCTCTTTTGAAAAAACAACTTAGCAACCATATTGCCTATACAAGCAGTGGTTCCAAATAATCCCTCGCTCTTATCAACAATCCAATCAGTTCTCATTCTACCTCTTCTGTAGAAACCCTCGGTAAAAGAACGATATACAAGTTGATTCGCGTTTACAAATCCTGTCTTATTCATAATAAGAAGAATCTGATGAGCATTACCGCCTTCATATTTTTTCTCTTCCATCTCACCCATATTATCATTCACATAGGCTTCGATTCCAAGAATAGGTTTAATACCACCTCTTTTTAATTTTTTTTGAAACTCGAAAAGACCTGAAAGTGTACCGTGGTCAGTTATGGCCATAGCGGGGTGATTATATTCTTTAGCTAATTTAACATAGTTATCTATGCTCCCACAACCATCTAATATAGAGTGAAATGTATGCAGGTGCAAGTGAGCAAGTGGTCTATATGAATTATCATCGTTAGAATAAGATTTAATGCTAGTATCCACATCAACTGTTCTGGATTCTGTTTTTTTCTCATTTAACGATTTTTCCTGCTCAGTACGTAAATCTAAATTTTCAATGTTTAATTTATCACCCATGCCAATTTATAAATTTAGACAAATATACGAAATAAAATTGTAAAAACTAAACAGAATGTTGATTAACTATAATCGCTAGAAAAATCTTGTCTTTGATAATTGATTTTTTGTCGTAATTTTTTTATGGTAACACTAGCACTTAAAGATAGGTTTCTGGCTTTTACGGACGGCACTGTTCTTTTTCTTACAGATTTGGCTCCCAGAAATTCAATAAGATTCGCTTCGATATCCTCAAAATAACTATCAAGAGACTCAAGACTTTCTTTTATCCCATGATAATCATTTTTCTTCCAAATGTCAAACTCTTTTTTATTATTTTCCATTCTCAGCAGGGTTTGAGTCATCTCCCTCGGCAACTATATCATCTTTAGGTGTTGAAATATCCTCCCCAATGACCAAATCATCATTAGAGGTTATTTCATCTAACTTAGCAAAAATATCGGTTGTTTTAAGATTATTGGCGACATTATTTTTAATTAACGCGTTATCTTCCTCTGTAAGAATATCAGCAGGTTCTTTTACAATAGGATTAATGTCTATTGTATTTTTTCTATTTTCTAGTTTTTCATCGATAGTACGCATTAATTTTTTTGTAGTGTTTGCAAGTTTCTTATTACTCTTAGAAAGAGCGTTATCTTTTCGTTTATCCTTTAGTTTTTTAGCGTAATCATCTTCTCCTAATAATGCCTCTAATAGTTTATTAGAACGATTATCTGACGCATCCCACACTTCTTTCATAAGTTTAATCTTCTTCTTAGCATCTTCTGATAATTCAGGAGGCAGTTCTTCTTCTTCATCTCCAACTACTGGCTCTGCGCCTAATTCGGCGCCTGGCTCTGCACCTAATTCTGCACCCATTTCATCACCCATTTCAGCTCCAGGGTCGCCACCCATGCCGCCACCGCCTAATGCACTGGAACCGCCAAAGCCGCCACCGCCGCCTTCATCTGCACCTTCATCTTCGCCGCCTTGAGCAGCCATAGCCGCAGCTGCAGCCGCAGGGTCTTCATATATTGCGTCAAGTTCATCAAATAAACCGATTTTCTTATAAGTTTCGACAGCAGCGTCAATCTCAGCAAATAGTTTCTTCTCAACTTTCTTCTGCTTCAATATTAATTTAATATCAGATTTTGAAAATCCTAGGATTTGCTCCATCGCCCAAGTATAAGATGTTGGAGACGTTGCCTCTGAACTAAACATTTCTTTAAATACTTCAAGTCTTGCTTTCATTGTTTCCAATTTCAACAATTCTTGTTGGGTAGATGGATTTGTCAGTGTAAGTTTAAAGTTGTCCATATCATCTGTAAATCCTAAGAAATACAGGTGAACATTAGCAATTCTCCTAAGTTCTAATAAAATTGCCTCTTGAATTGACACGATTGTTCTTGCAAAACGAATATCTGCTTGTGATAACATACTTCCACCAGCCATTGATTCTGTATAATTCAAATAAGTTTTTGGAACCTGTAATGCTGCAAATAATTTATTCTGCAAATATTCTATATCTTGAATCTCTCCCAGGTTTGTTGCTCCTGGTAAAGTTTCTATTCTTGAATGTTTATCTCCTCTAATTGGTACCCAATAATCCTCCGTCACATTGGCTGGGTCATATTTCATAGTTGTGTTACCAGCAGGATTTCTCATATCAACCATCGGTTGTTTCCTAATTTGATTCTGCATCTTCTGCATGTAACCTTTAACGTCCTGGTCAGGAAGATTTCCAACTTCAACAAAGAAAATTCGTCTTTCTGGGGCTCTTACAATACGATATACCAACATTGCATCCTCAGCCAACTGCAGCTGTTTCCAAAGTTTTCTGGAAGAGTCAAGTATACTTCTACCGTAAGGTAATTTTCTAGAGTCTTCAAGTAGTCTGAAATGTGCTACCTGCCATTCTTCAAAATAATCTCCAGTTGTTTCCCATCTAAATCTTACACTGTCAAGTCTACCATCATAACCCTCTTCTCTGTGAATTTCTTCCATTGGAAGAGTAAGAAAATCATATATACCTAACTCTTTATCAATGTTTAAAAGTACAAAATAATCGCCGTACTTCAATAAGTCTCTAATCCACAATCTAAGATTAAATTCAACGTTAAGAACGTTTCTAAATAAATCATCTAAAACTTCTTTTACTCTTTGATTTTCTGAGTATATTCCCAATATATCGCCAGACTCACCTCTTGTAAGACATTCGTCTCTCATGATATTAAGTGCAGCTGCAATTTCTGGAGTTCCATCCATTGCTCTAAAATCTTGATAAGCGGAAATTCTATCTGTATCAAAGTATACTGTTCTAGTATATAAATCATGAGAAATCTTATGAACCTGCCAATCTAAAAACCCCTGTTGCTTATCTTCTACGCTTCCACCCTTAGATTGTGGCGGCATAGTTTGATAAGGGGACGAGTTTTGATTCTCGTTATCATCAAACTTTTTTCGACGACTACCACTAACAGCATCCAGAACTCCCTGGAATATACTACCATTATCTTTTTGTTTCTTCTGTACTTTATCAGCCATTATTGTATTTTTATTAAATATAGTAATTTTAGAAAAATTATCAAGCGTTTATCAATCTTCCTTTACATTTTATTCTATCACATTGACAACCTAAACATGGGTCTTCGCCTTTATTTACTAACCCCATAACGGTTTCACCACCCAATAAACATGTTTTAGGAACATATCCTTGTCTTTTTGCGAGTGTTAAAAGTTCATCACGAGGACTCGCCTCAGGGTCATCAAAATAATGAGTTTTAACTGGGTTTATCGGAGTAAGTAACCAACTTACATCATTCCCCTCCTCGTCCAAAATTTCTCCCTCTTCTTCAATATAATTTCCGAAATACAAGCCGCCTCCGTCTGCAACCTGATTATTTTCTACTTTCTCATTGGCAGTATATGATTTACCTTCCATATCGCCAGAGCTATAAGAAATAGCATCAAGCATGCTTCTATACATCTCCTGAGTTTGAGTAGCATTCTGAAAGTCTGTATCTCTAATATACAGAGCTATTCCAAGTGCTATTACAAGGTCATCATTATAACCATTTTCAGCCTCAGATTTATCCCCTTTTTGAATGAAACTTCTGAGTTCGGATAAAACTCTTTGTGAATATATCTTAAGTTCACCCTCTCTCATATATACACGAAGCGTGTTAACTAAAAGAGGTTTCGTTTTCTTAGTTGTCTGGAATCCTGGAATTGTCTCATCAGTATTAACTTTATAATCCTCAGTTCTTACGTGTAACTCCTTAATCGTTTTACAGAAATGCATTCTCTCATAACCCATTTTTCTATTAAGGTCAAGAGTAGTTGCTAAGCCAAAACTATTCGCCTCTATTGCAAGATATGCATAATTAAAATCTTTACCGACAGCGTAAATCACCTCTGCAAATAAATCGGGAGAAATTTTATCTCTATACTCTGCAACAACTTCCAGTGTATCTATATCAACAACATGTAATGTAGAGTAGTCAGTCCCATCACTTCTCGCGACATCACCACCAATAACATATCTGTGCCCAGTCTGAGGGGGTTTAAACACATGAAAAGATGTTTCATATGTCACAAACCTATTACCAACTGGTTGTCTATAATCATAGTATCTTTTCTCCGATACGATTTTCTTATATTCATCAGTAAGAAGCCTTTTTTCATACTTAGAAATAAGGTCAGTCTCAATTGCCAATCTCTTTGAACCTTCAAAAGAAAGGTCAAGTTCCTGAGCAATTAAAACAAGGTCATAATTCAATCTTTTACATTCTTTTTCATACCATGGGCTCCAAAAAACAGATTCACCGTTCATATCTCTTCGTTTCTCTAAACCTATGGCAGAATTTGGATTTTGTGTCCAATGAACAGTTGTTGGGACAAAATCATTTCTCTTATCCTCAGCATCAATCCAAGCTTTATGATATAAACCTCCCGTTCCATTTGGAGTTGACAACCATATACACTTACCCTGTGTAGCTGAAAGTGCCATACCAGCACCCATCCAAATCTTTGTGATATGCTCAATAAAAGCAGCTTCATCAAGCACTAATAATGTAAGTGATTCTCCACGACCAGCATTTTCACTACTTGCTCTAGCTTTAGCCCAAGAATCATTATATAATTCAATTTTTTTCTGATTGTTTGTTCTGGTTGGGTCATCTGCAGTTCCACCATCTGGTAACATCCACGACGGAGCTCTAATTACAAATTGCTTAATGATTCCCAGGAACCTCTCAGCTCCATCACCATCATTCGCAATAATTAAAATCTTTTGGTCAGTTCTAAATATCAACCTCCATGCACAATATCCAGCCGAAATAACTGAAAGTCCTGTTTGTCTCGACTTAAGAACAATATTATTCTGAAATTCGTGAAATTTTTCTATACACTCCTCCTGATATTTAAAACATGTCATCCGTTCAACTCTCTGCTTTCTAGCGTCGAACACATACCCATAATTATTTAAAAAATAAAGAGGGTCCGAAGCACATTTAATATATTCCTTTTCCTTATCTGAAAAACCCATAACTAAGTTTCAATATATATTCATAGTTAATTCTAATATAATCAGAACTATATACTACATTTATATTATTATTTTATAAATAGTCTACTTTTTCTTAATAGTGATTTTAGTGGATTTGTCATCTAATTTGCCATAATCATAACCCTCTTTCCACCATTTTAACATTTGCTCTTTATCAAATACAAGAGAATTATGAGTCAAAACATACGGAGTATAACGAATTCTAACTTTAACATCTTTATCGTTAGCACGTAACATAGCTATTGTAACATCATTTAACGACACTTGGGTTTCTTGAATTGTCGTTGTTCTAAGTAGTGCATCAAACCAACCATTTGGTTGCCATCCATCATATTCTATCTTTTCTGGTCTAAATACAATAACGTCTATTTCGTCTGCACCCTCATCGATTGCTTTCTGAATTGGTAT